AGTTAAGACTGATATAATTAATAGACCGGGCTGGTTTAATAAAGATGTCTGCCACAAAACGATTTGTATCAATAACTTGTCCGGTATTATTAGTCTCGTCGCATACAATTCTATAATCTATAATGCCACGACGGCCTTGCACATCACGCAAATATGGCTCAACTGTATTGATAAACGTGTTACGCGTAAATTCGTCATTAAGCTCAAACAACTGATATTTAGCAGCATTAGAAATTGTGCGTTGAAGCGCTATAAAGAGACGACGTACGTTAATGCGATCAAATGCTGAAGGACGGGTTTGACCAGTCTTATCACCATAGAGCACAACTCCTTGACCAGCAACACTTATAATTGGATTTATATTTGAATTATAAAGTTCGTCACGTTCAGCAACGTTTGGACTAAATGCTAGTTTTGTAACACCGCGCAATTGACCACGGTTAAATCCAGCCGGTGAAAACCATGGATCAGCAATTTTGTCTGTGTATGCGCATAACCCGGCCATGTGGCCGCATGCTGGAATCCATACATACGAATCTGAATATTTATTATAGACATAGAGCGGGGTGCTGTCATTGACAGCATAACTTAATACTGCATCGCTACCGCCGGCAGCAGCGCGATGTGCCGTCAACGCAGTGACTTTAGCGGCGTTTGTGTTCTGCGTATAGAGATTTACTGGCGCAGAGCAAAATACCATGGAATCTAGCCTCTTGCCCGCAACTGCGATAAGTTCTTTATTAACTAAAGCAGTAGTATCCTCGGCGAATGCTTCAGCAAATATCAAATCAGCTTTAATATTATCAACATCATACAGCAGCTTCAGCGCCGCCACCACAGCTGCAGATGCGCCGCCAGAGGTGTTCATACCGCCCACTCCTCCATAAAAGTTAAAGACTCCAGTCAATGTGGCTGTTGCATTTGTTACCAACGCCCATACATTCGACGTCTTAGTCGCGATGTCGGCTACGTCGCAAACAAAGATATATTGCGAGCCATTATTAATTACAGTTTTAAAATAATTTGGCGCGCCTGAGTTTGTGCGAGCTAGGGGGTCTAGCGATAAGCCTTGCCAAGTTTCGAGCACCGCACCCTTAGTTCCAGTAAACACTCCAGTCGAGTCATAAACAACAACATGAATTTCATCTTTCGAAAGATTATCATCGCCGACATACTGGGCGTTTGCCCAATCAGTAGTGTTTGGTGAAAAGGTGAAAATAGACAAAATTTCTTTTTTGTTGTCGGTGCTGTCGGTGCCGGTGCCGGTGATGGTGGAGTTGGTGGCGTGAAAAACTTTAACCTGCAACCCGTCCCCGAGCTGACCAATGCACCTAGCATAAAATGCCTGAGTGAGGGTGGTGCCGCTTTGCAATGTAGACAACTCAGAAAAGTTTTTAATTGCTACGCTTGATAAATCCGCAGTTGTCGACCCAGCGGCGATGTTCTGTCCATAGGCATTTTTATGCGCTTCAGGCACAGCACGAATTACCTTTAAGGCATCGCCATATTTAAGAAAGCTTTCCGCTGTCAAATATGAAGATGCATTCTTATCTGTTTCATATGTTGGTGTGCCAAAAATTTCTCCTAGTTGTTTTTCAGACGTAACCAATATTGGTTCATCTGCTGGTCCCCAATTAAAGTGACCGACATAAGCTCCAATTGATGCTGATACCGCTTGTGTTACCGGCGACGAGTCTGTTTCAGTGACTTGTATGCCTACGCTTTGTAATGTTGCCATATAGTTTTGTGTTCTTTCAGTTTTTTAATTATAAGTTATCTAACATAATAAGAAAAATTTCAATCTAAGCATATTTATAAAAATCGACTTTTACAGGACATTCCATTCAGTAATAGACTGCACCTGACGTTCATAGTCAAGTTGACTTACGGTTTTTGCGCCCTCGGGAGTATGAAATATTCCAAACAGCGGGACGTCTTCATCCATTTCACGTATTTTTTCACTGTACAACAGCTGCTTGAGATCAACGCTGCTCATGCCGCCAAATGCTTCCGTGCTAACAAACCAGGCAAACATCACGAGATTCATAACCATGTCATCATGCGCGCTGCCACGTGCAGCATAACTTTCTCCATGCGGCTCAAAGGTGCTTAACTCCGCAATTGTATCAATATCACATATGTGTAACTTGCCATTTTCAATCAAGTCTTTAAGATTGCTGCAGCCAATGCGTTTTACACGTTTTGTCATCATTACTCCAACGCCATTGCTCTTAACGCTGCTTGAGACAAACATATTGTCATATTCATATTCATAGTATACAGCATTACACACCACCTGTCCAACGTCATTGTTTTCTATTACAAGCATTGCATTGTTGTATTGCTTTGCGGCCCGCACTATCAATTCTGGATATATCAACGGACTTATAAGATTGTCACGATAAGTGCACACAGCCTTAAATGGCATGCTGCTAACGTCAAAAACTGTAAATGTGCTGTAGTCTTGCCCACGCCCTTTGCTGACATCAACAGTCATAATATAGTCATGCCCTTCAGCCGGGTCATCATAATACTTTATGCCATATTGCTGTTTGTTTGCTTCAACTCCTTGCAGGCCAAGGAGTGTATTTGCATCAATTAGGGTGCTGCTGCTGCCCAAGAAAGAACAATTAAACTCCTGGTCAAATTGCAGCTGGGATGAGTTTGCAATTGTTTGCCTTTTCCATTCTTCGTCTCGCCCCGGAACATCTCGCCAGTCAACCTGAAACGGTTTGTAATCACTGACGCCCTGAACTGCGCTTTCCCACAGTTTATGAAACATATTGCCAATTCCATTGGGCGTGCTTGTGACAATTACTTTGGTATTTTTTCCACTAACAATTACCGGATAGGTAGCTGTATAAAAGGCTGATGCATTTTCAACAAATGCAAATTCGTCCAACATAAGCAGTGCTACCGATTTGCCTCGAATACTACTGCTACTTGTTGCTGCCGCTAAAATTTCTGAATTATTGGAAAATACAATTGAGCCTTTGTTGAGCACCTTTGTCCCGGGCTGCAAAAAGAATGGCACATTTTCTAAAGCAAGCGTAATGCGTGCTAGCATATCTCTGGCGATTGCGCCTTTGTTTGCTAAAATTGCAATTGTCTTTTCGCTATGAAACAGGGCATACCATAGGAGATATATAATCGCACTCGCGCTTTTGCCAACTTGCCGAGGTGCAAGAACAATAGAGAAACGATTGTCATTAAAATGATTAAACATTTTCTCTTGATACGGATACAAACGGAACGGCACAAGTCCATGGTCTACATGAATAATTTTCACATATGTCTTTGTGAAATACACCGGGTCGGCCATGCATTTTTGATATTCTTGTATCTCAAACGCAGTAAAGTTTTGCAGCACCCCATCTCTTTTAATTTGAGGGTTGCCATTATATGAATCAGGCGCAGTCATTCAACATCAATCGTTTGCTGTTCAGCAGAGTTTTTTAATAATTTTTGAAGGTCCGTTGTTGTGCCGACAAATATGGCGTTATTTGTAGTGCTCCCCGCGCCGCCTCTCTCCCCTTTTTGCGGCGTCTCAACAATCTTTTTACGCTCTTTTTGTAGATTTAGCAGTTGACCATTAATATCAGCCGCGGTCTTTATCATGCCAGCAAGAACTTCAAATGCTCGTGGATGTTCAGCATCAGCCGCAAGCGCATGCATTGTACTTATAGCTTCATCGCTTGTATCAATAAGTTTTTTAATGTGCTGACGCGCATATCGATAGTCCTCTTCGGCGTGAAGCACAATTTCTTCATGACTTGGTACTACTGAGACACCCGACGCAATCGCAATCTCGTGTTGCACCGGCATCACATTTTTTTCTAATGACGCCAATATGCTTTCTTTATCCTTTTTCATAATGTATTAGAAGACGGCTGCGACGCGACGTCATGCCGGCTCAGACTCTGGGTCAGCAAAGCCGTAGGTGGTAATTACAGTATACTCTTCCGGTGTGTCATTTTCAGGATCGCCGAGTTGTACAGACACACGACCAAGACTGGGGTCTCTGGGATCCACGCCTGGTACCGGTGCAGTATTAGGATTGTTAATGTCAAACATGTCAACTTCAACATAGTGTATAACCTTCGATGCACCGGCGCTGACTCCGCTAAACTTAAACTTAATTTCAAAATCCAATGAATAGACTATTGTGCGTCGGCTGTTTGCAAAATCACCCTCATAGTCATCCTGTATATTTGTGCTGGTTAGTGTAAATGGCACGTCAGTAATTGACCCGGGCCCCTCAAGATCCTTTATCGCAACAGTGTATTCAGGAGTAAAATATGGCAACACCTGTTCAAGCACTTGGCATGCGTCATCCTGATAATGAGCAAGTATATTAAGCTGCATGCCTAGTCGATATGGCACACTTTGGTAAACCTTTATTTTACTTTCACGCGAGCTCGGGTCGACCGGAACAACTGGATATAGTTTTGTGTTTAGCCGATTAAGCTTGCTCGTAGAGTCATAGCTCAATGAAGTAATTTCAAAACTCATGCGTGGCAGCTTTATAGCGACGGCGCCATTCTCGTCGTTTTGCTCACTCGAAAGCCGCGCTAAAAATTTTTGTTTTGGGCCATACGAGATTGGCACGCGTTGAATCCCAGTTGCTTTGCCATTTACCTTTTTAGATATTGAAATATCATTGAAAAGCGTGCCAAATACCGCAACGATGCGCTTAAGGTTGGCGTTATACTGATATGAGTTGTTATTTAACACGGTTTATGTTGGAAGTCCAAATGGGTTACTTTCACTAAAGTCAATATAGTTATCACCAAAAATTTCAAAAGAACTGTTTTGAATAAGATCACCGTTGTTAAACAAGGCAACATCTCCATCGTCGAGCCCAATTAGCGAAACGATTGTTGAAGCAGTCTGGGTGTCACGGCCTAACAAGGCTGTGCCCGGCACAAGATTATGCCACTCTCCGTCATTAAATGTTAATGTTCCAAAGGTTGCAATTGTCCCAGCCTCTACAAATTCATAGTCTAACAATTCTGCTTCTCCTGTAATTACTGGGGTGCCAGGCAGCGTAAAGTCCAGCGTCTCGCCAATGTTATGCACGTCAGTGTCGCTAGCCATATCAAGAAACGCTCGGGTGCCCTGTGTGTGCGCAGCCTGTATAACATCAATCTCTGCAACTCCGGTATCAATCTCTTGACCACCATATTCAAATAATTCACATGTAAGTTTAAAGGTTGGAACAAGAGCTTTTCCGTTTGAGCTGCCACCAAGTTGGAAAAATGGAATTTTGTCTTCAACAAATTTAATTTCAAAGAGTCCAGCTGTAAGCGGAGAAAATATAAGATCGCCTTCACGCGGGCGCGCGGAATCATTTGTATAGCCATGCCGCCCAATAAGCTCATTCCATCTTCGTCGACTGCAGACCAATGTAATCTGATCTCTCGTTTCAAGACCAAATTTAGTCATGAGATCGCCGTCGCCCTCAAAGCCATCGACGCTTTCAACATACATCTCAAGTAAAAACGATGCGTCAAAACTCGAGATGACGTCTTCGTTTAATATAAAATCCTGCTTTACAATTTTGCGCGGGATATAATACATGTCATGACCCACAATCTTCATAGACTCTATAAGCAGGTCTTCAAGAAGGTTTTGTTCGGGCTTGTACCGTTCACTAAAATATACACTACGAGGCATAATTATTTATCCCATGTAAAAGTCTGGCGGCATTTGATATCGTGATTCAAAATCAGTTTCAATTTTTTCAATGTCGGCTAAGGCGTCATCATAGATTGCCCGTCCATTCATGGTTATTCCGCCCGGCAGCGTCATGCCATCAAATTTCAATAGATTTGTCCCCCACTGTTTTTTAAACAGTGCTATAACATATTTCTTAAGAAGCATATCATTATACACATCAGTAAAATCATTTGGATTTATTGTTTGATAGCCTTCAATTATAATATATTGACCAAGCGTAACAAAATCTTGCCAATTATCTTGAATGCTTAGCCGATTCATATGACGAGTAAATATAATTTGCTGACTTGAACCAGTGAGTATAAGTTCAATTGCACTCATATACTGTTTTGTCATTTCATAATTTACAAGGCTGCCCGGGTTGCGAAGGCCATAAAGATCATTTAAATGCATTTGATAATTTACACTAAACATGTCAGCAGCATCTCCGCTGTTTATATTCAGGACTCGAAGCACTGAAATCAACTCCTCCGGCAGAGTAATATAGTTGTTTGCTATATCAGCCGCGGTGACGACATGTTTATAAAAGGTGCGCACAACAGCATCACTATGATATTCCTGGTAAAATTGAATTGCTTCGTCTATACGATCTTCAATTTGATCTTCGTCAATATTAATTTCAAGTACTGGGGCGCCAAGAGCACGCAGACAATAGTCAGTAAGTTCTCGTCGTGTTGATGGTTTAGCCATGATATATTATTTATATGCTGCGGCGCAGCAGTAAATTTATTGTGGCGGGTTGACCGGCGCGACAATTGGAGCAATCACCCATGCACTATTTTCATTATCCCACTTCATAGTGTTTCCTAAAGAACGTTGTTCTCGAAAATTAGTAATCTCTCCATTAATTAGAAATGCGAGCCGCCGTTGTTCCTTAAACGCTGCGATTTTTGCGGCATGTTCAGTTGATACTTCAACGTGTGGTTGAAGTGGTGGTTGGTCAAACACGCCAGTAACGCGTTGACGTTGATTTAGTGTTGTGTATTTCATAAGTCGTTAATCCAGTTAAATTTCTGGTTGAGTGCCTCGGATAAACCGCGCCCTAGTGTGTCATGCCAATCAGCGACAAGCGGAGTGACGGTTGGGTGCACGGCATGATCGCCAAAGGGCCAACCGAGCTCGTGTTCAGTTGTGTATTGATAAATATTTGTAATATTGTGAATAAACGGAGGCTCGCCTAAATAATTCCATACTGCATTCATTGTGGTCTGGGGATCATTTGTGAGGTCCTCGGCATGAACAAAATGAACCCTATCTTTATGCTGCCTTACAAGTTCATGCAACCGCTGTATAGCAATGCCGACCGGAGCAGAATCAAGCCAAAACTGGCAGCGACCTTCGATTGTTTGAATGCGTGCAGTATCGGCCTGGTTGCCTTCCATTTGAAAACCCGGGTGAGCCTGAAACTTTTTCTCCATACTTGAAAGAATGCCACGAATGTCGCGTACAGGCACAAGAAGTTTAGCATCAGGAAAAAGTTGAAATAGCAGATTTGCTGAGCCGATCCAGCTGCGACACTTGTCAACAACAACTGGCCGGTCTGTTATAGAGTCAAATGCATTAGCAATTCCGCTTCGCATAAAGTCATTAAAAATAAACTCGCCGGCTGCCGGCTGTGGAATGCTTCGAAACTCTTCAGTCTTAAAAAACGCTTTGGCGAGATACATAATCTCGTGCACACCGCTTGTAGCTGTAGCGTGCACAAATGGATTTTGAGCAAGAAGGTTTTGTAAAAGAGTGCTGCAAGCACGAGGCAGACCTGATGTATAATGTATTTGTTTCATATATTAATTTATAATATTTCTACAGTAAGTTTTTTACCACTGTTACTGCAATCCCGCCCAACTCGCCAGGGCCAGCAGTCCAAGAGTCGTCAGACGCTCTAGCGTAAATAGTAAAGGGCTGTGCGCAGCCAATGAGTATGTCAAGAACGTCACCATCACCGTCTTCGTGGAGGAACCGGCTTTGGGGAATATACGAGTACAGAGTGTTGAGAGCGGTGCAGTTCGCGAACGCACTGTACTCGATGAACACGACGTTGTTCGGAATCGTTATGCTCTCGAGAGAGGTGCAGTTCGCGAACGCATAGCTCCCAATGCTCGTCACACCGCTACCAATCGTCACGGTCTCAAGACTGCTGCACGCGCGAAACGCATAGCCCCCAATGCTCGTCACGCTGTTAGGAATCGTCACGCTTGCGAGGCTGATGCACCCGTAGAACGCACTGCTCCCGATCGTGGTCACACCGCTACCAATCGTCACGCTGGTCAGATCTGTGCAGCCGCTAAACGCATCCTGCCCGATGCTGGTCACACTGTTGGGAATTGTCACGGTCTCAAGACTGCTGCAGTCGACAAACATGTATGCCCCAATGCTAGTAATACCGCTACCAATTGTTACACTGGTCATGCCACTGCAGCCGCGGAACGCCGAATCATCGAGCTCGGTCACGCTGTTCGGGATTGTCACGATCTCGAGAGCGCTGCAATCATAGAACGCACTATACCCGATGCTGGTCACGCTGTTGGGGATTGTCATGGTCTCAAGACTGTAGCAAAAAGAGAACGCATTGTTTCCGATGCTGGTCACGCTGTTGGGGATTGTCACGCTGGCAAGGGCGGTGCAGTAAGAGAATGCGGCGCTCCCGATGCTCGTCACGCTGTTGGGGATTGTCACGGTCTCAATAGCGGTCATATATAAAAACATTTCGTCACGAATTGCTGTAACTCCCTGTGCAAGTGTTACATCAGTAATGTTGTTACTATCGAACAAATTTTCTAAAGTCGCAATATTAGGGATCGTCACTGCGGTCAGATCGTCGCACCCTCGGAACGCATTGCTTCCGATGCTAGTCACGCTGTTGGGGATCGTCATGCTGGTCAGACCACTACAGTATTGGAACGCATAGCTCCCGATGCTAGTCACGCTGTTGGGGATTGTCACGCTGGTCAGACCGCTGCAATCGCCGAACGCACTGTTCCCAATGCTCGTCACAGTATTTGGAATCGTGTAGCTACCAGTCTTGCCTCCCGGATATCGAATCAGACCGGTCTGGTTCTTATCGAACAAGACTCCGTCTATACTACTGTAATTAGTATTGGCAGCATCCACCACCACACTGGTGAGAGAGGTGCAGTTTTTGAGCGCACCGCTGCCGATGGTTGTCACGCTGTTACCGATCGTCATGGTCTCGAGACCGTAGCAGTTGCCGAACGCACCGCTCCCTATGCTCGTCACACTGTTGGGAATCGTCACGTTCGTGAGCTCGGCGCACCCGTAGAACGCGACGCTCCCGATGCTCGTCACGACGCTCCCGATCGTCAGGCTTGTCAGACCTGCGCAGTAATAGAACGCAGCACTCCCGATGGTGGTCACGCCGTTACCAATCGTCACGCTGGTCAGATCTGTGCAGTCTTTAAATGCGGTGTTCCCAATGCTCGTCACACTGTTGGGAATCGTCACGTTCGTGAGCTCGGTGCACCCGTAGAACGCACCACTGCCAATGGTTGTCACACTGTTACCGATCGTCACGCTGGTCAGACCTGTGCATTGAGAGAATGCGGTGTTCCCAATGCTCGTCACGCTGTTGGGGATCGTCACGCTGGTCAGACCTGTGCATTGAGAGAATGCGGTGTTCCCAATGCTCGTCACGCTGTTGGGGATCGTCACGGTCGTGAGCTCGGTGCACCCGTAGAACGCAGCACTCCCGATGGTGGTCACGCCGTTACCAATCGTCACGCTGGTCAGATCTGTGCAGTTTTGGAACGCACTTTCTCCAAGCGTGGTCACGCTGTTCGGGATCGTCACGCTCGTAAGAGCGGTACAGTAGCTAAACGCACCACTGCCGATGGTTGTCACGCTGTTACCGATCGTCATGGTCTCGAGACCGTAGCAGTTTTGGAACGCACCGTTCCCAATGCTCGTCACTCTGTTGGGAATCGCAATGCTGGTTAGAGCGACGCATTCATAGAATGCCAAACCCCCGATGCTGGTTACGGCTGGTGAAATAAGCGCTGAGGCAAGCACTGCAGCTGCAGGAGTTCCGAAAAAGAAATTATCGGGGATAATTGTGTTTGGATAATATTCAACCGAAGAGTCAAGACTAGTGAAAATTGTTTCAATGCCTCCCTGTCCATGCCCGGTCGTTCCAGTGGCATGCCATAATTTTCCAGTTAAATCAGTAGTGTATTCACTGGATCCAGGCGGAATATACTCAAATGTCAGCACCCCTTCTCCTTCGGGTCCATTACCAAACATTATGGCTAACGCATAATATAGGTTTGCAGTCATTGTAAATTGGCCAGTTGCCGGCGCAGGTCCATGAATGCCTCCATTTGAAACTACTGCATTGCCTATTTGTCTGTTATAATCAAGTGCAGACGCACCAAGCCACAAATAACTTGCGTCATCTGAAGTTATTCGAAAACTGTATACTCCAGATACTGCTGGTTTAAAATAGCCTCTCGCAATAAGACTTTTATTATTATCGCCAGCAGCCGCGGAATAGCCATCATCAATAATTGAAGAAATAGTCTCGGATGTCAGTGGCCGACTTATTGCAGCTCTCTCTTGCGCAGTGACGGCCGTGATGTTGCCACCAAAAAAGATAAGCCCGGACCCGACTGCTGGAAACGTGCCTACGGCAGGCGAGAGATCATATTGTTGGTTAGGAAAGAAACCGTCGTTACCCCATTGGCTGTCCGTGATGTATGAACCCAAATTTGTTATTTGAAAATCACCATATCCTTGCGAGTTAAAATACGCATAGTCATTTAACATTCTCGTGTTAAAAAACGTAGAGTCATCAGCAAAATATCCCTGATATTTTCTTTTAACAACTCCGCCATCCAAAGTTAGTCCAACAACCGAGGTGTTACCTGGATTTGGTGGTGGGGGGCCACCACCGTTGTTCTGGTTTTGCCCGCCGCCGCCACCCTGGCCGAAGCGATACCGGTAGCCCAAATCTAATCCAAGACCAAATCTAGTTCCCTGCAGCATAAAATTAAAATAATACTGTTACAGCGGCGGACTCAACTGTCGTTCCAGCCTGGACTATTCGTTGACCACCAAGCGGCCACAACCCACCGACTAGTGACAGCACTGCCGTTTCTCCATCCACACCTTCAATCACAATATTAGCTGGGTCCGTTACTGCAGGATTAATATACAGACCAGCAAATACCTTCGCAATGGTTGGAGTATAGTAACCACCAGTAAAAGTCAGCGGTTCGTATGCAACTGCGGATGAGTTTTGATGTATTAGACCCTTTTCGTAAACGTTTGAGCTCATATATTCTATTTATACTAATCGCGTATTAAACCACCCGCAAAAATAGATAAACACAACGCAGTTGCTGCGATAAAATGAGCAGACACTAGTTGTGGAGTAGTTACCCAATTAAACGTAAAGGCGCATAAAATTAAAATGAGCGCTGCGCTCAGCGTGCTTCTTTTCATGGCTTGGTGATAAATTTGTCGGGATTGCGCTCAAAATGTTTTGCCAATTTTATAATACCATTTATAATTTCCGGAGAGACCACTCCAATAATACCGTATATAATTGCCTTGTAAAGACTTAAAATATCGGTCTGCTCTAGTATAAACCAAGCAATTGCCGCGGCAATTGCTGCAGAAAATATGTTCCGCAGCTGCTCACAAATTGTATATTTTTTTTCTGATGAGAGCAGTCTAGCAAGCATTCCTGCTGCTCCAACGATTGGAATTACCCAACCGCCCTCCAAAAACTCTTTAAGCAATGATTTTTCTGGTTCCATGTGTAATTTTTTCTGGGGGCACACATTACAAATACATTACAAAAATACATTCAACCGTTAATGGTATTTATACAAAGCACGTTTTAACACGCTACAAAGCCTTACATTTAAGCATAACGTGCTTTATTGCCATCCACATATCTAAATATTTGTATGTTGCAAGGCGGCCAACAAAAATTACTCCGTCTTCCGCCGCAGCGAGCGTCTCGTACTGCCGATAAATCTCCCCACCCTCACCCCAGGGAATCGGATAAAACGGCACGTCGTCTGGCCCACACTCCTTTGGGTATTCTTTAGTCACTACGGTAGGGCCTGTATGGCCAGGAGTCCATGCGCTGTGATCATACACACGAGTGTATGCGACGTCGGGGTTATTTTGATTAATAAAAAAGGTATCCATTTTTTCACAAAGTACGTCATGCTCAAAGCGTAACGAGCGATACGGCAGCCGCCCATACACTGTTCCAAAATAACTGTCAATTTTGCCAGTATAGACTATAAGGTCGTCAGCTGCTCGTTCATCTACCCAACGGTGCTCGTCACAGTTTAGATGTACTGTAATGCCCTCAAGCATCCTGTGAAACATTGCAGTATAGCCTTCTTTTGGTATACATTGATATTTTTGACCTTCAAACCATGTGGGGTCCTCACAATTTGCAGTTTTTGGAATCCTGTTTGTAATAGTCTTTGGAATCTCAGAAAACGGCACACCCCATTGTTTTTCACTATAGTCCTTAAAGATATATTCGACAATCTCTTCTTGCGAAAGCTCTCGACCAAGTTCGGCTGCAGTCTTTTTACTGTATGGCAGGCTCACACGACCAAGTCGAGTTTCGCCCTGTGGTTGATACTTAAATGGAATCCATTCGGTGTATTGGCTTAAAAACGCATAAACCTCTTCGTCATCAGTATGAAAAATATGTGGCCCATACTGGTGCACAAGTGTGTTTGTTATATATGAGTCAGCACAATTTCCGCCAATGTGCGGCCGGGTTTCATAAATCTCAACACTATAGCCCTTTTGTTTAAGAAGCACAGCCGCGGTAATTCCGGACAGCCCACATCCTATTATTTTAGCACTTTTTTTCATAATATTATAATATATCACAATTTATGGCGTTTGTACACATAAATATGTATGTATATGAAAATTAATGATAGAGTCTATGTGAAGAGTGATTTTAAAGAACTGCTTCGTGGTATGAACATTGGAATTGTCGACTATATTGTAATATATCGAATTGAGGGAGACAAAGTATTTTTTAAAGCAAACTCTGCAAAATTACATCTCACACTCGACGAGTTTGCAGACGTCATCCTCGCGGCCTAACTCACCAATTTTAATTATTCAAGTGTAGTCGTGACTACAATCACAGACTCGGCCGGCAGCGTTGTGACTATTTCAGTATCAATGGTGTTGCCTTGAATTGCTGGCGTCTCCGCTATAATTGTTATTAGCGTGTTTGGCATTAACTTATCCTTGTTGATGCAGGTGATATTTCAACTTGACCCTCAGCGACACGTGTTACCGGGTTGTCTATCGGCATCGTGTAGGGCGGTGCGGGCGGAACCGGTTGAATAGTCATATACTCTCTATGAAATATTTCAACATCATAGACATATCGACCAGGTTTCATAGCTTTGGTTTGTGCTGGGGTAAGACTAATAGTAATTTCGCCTGATTCGGTGTCATCTATAGCTGTACTAAAAGCTACAAAATTACTTGAAGTGTAGCTTCGACGTATATGGCCCCGTGCGCTATAGCCAGATAAATCAAACGGCATCTTGTTGCTATTCTTTACTTTAATAACAGACGAGTACGAGCTGCCTTGATCAATATAAATGTTACTGTAGGTCGCCATATAGACTATTTATACATACCCGCGCAGTTTGCTTTAGGGTTGGTAGATTTATCATTCCACCGTTACCACATCCGAGCGTGCCAACACCCCGCCAGAGCGTGTTAAAACCGCTGAAAATGAAACACTGGCCCCTGCAGTTGCAGCAACAGTAAAGATAGATGTATCCGTCGAGCCAGAAGTTACGGTAAAATCGGCACTAGCTGGGGTTAGTCTAGGACTAGACGGGTCACATGATATTTGAAGTATGTCGCCAGGACTAGTATTTGTAACAGTTGCAGTAAAGGTTACAGACCCCCCTCCATTTATCCTCGTTTTATTACTTGTAAGTGTATAGCTTGGTGTTGGTTTCGAGGCGGCAATTAATTCCACAACGCTGCTAGTAAGTTTTGTACCGCTCGGTAATGTTATTTCTGCTATAAAACTTTTAGTGCCGACGTTAGGCAAGTTTTGTACCGCGGTAACGACAATAGTAGCGCTGCCCGCATTGGAGGTTGTCGTTACGTTAGCGACACCACTGTTTGCAGCCTCAATAGCGGTTGGCTCAAACGGTTGCTTTGTTGCATTATCAAGAATTCGCCAAGCTATTGTGGTGCCCGCATAAACATCGAGCGTAGCTATAGTAAATGTTACCGTCCTATTATCTGTTTCATTAATACGGCTTTTATTTGGCGTAATGACAAAGGATGGTATTATTTCAGCGCTTGCCGACATGTACATAGTATTTAAATCCGCGTCTTTTAATTTATAGCCAGTATCAACCTGATGCCGGTCACTCGGCGATCTTGAAGCTTCATAACGGGCTGACAGGTCTGCGCCATTGGCGACAAAACCAGAGGGCAGCGCTGAGCTTGCGCCAGTCTTTTTCAGCTTGAAAATGTCGTCAAGATCTGTATTATTGAATTTATAACCACTCGGCATATATTAATTATGGTGCTAACTGTTTTTCTAACTGCTCGACTCTATTAGAAAGCTCTTTGACTGCTTCAATAAGAACAGCGGTTAATTTTCCATAATCTATCCCTTCCACGATTTTATCTTTAATGTGGACAAGCTCCGGAAGGACTGTTTGCACGTCTTCAGCAATAAGGCCAATATCAGCCGATCCATCTTGTTTCCAAAAATACCGAACACCAGTCAATTGTTTTATTAGGCCTAATCCGTCATGTATAGGAGACACTCGTTCTTTATAGCGAATCGACGAACTTGACGTAAACCCGGTAGATGACACATTTCCTGAAAAGGTTGCGTCTTTAGTATTAAGGTTAATCGCCAGGGCTGTTGAACTGGAATTTAATTCCCCACCGGCATTGTATACACAAAAACTATTAGCAGCAGAAACAGCCAGGCCGGCCTTCGAGCTATTACCCTGCAGATATATAGTGGGAGTGGCGTTTTCAACCGTTAGCGCGGTCTTTAGAGTAATTTTGTTGGCTGTAATATCACTATAATCGTTATCGGCTGCATTACGTATTTGCAATCCATTAACTGGCGCTGAATATTTTAATATTATTGAGTTAGCGCCAGCAGTGAGGGCAACCATAGCAAACCCAGTAGCTGCATTTGATTGAAGTCCAGCCGATGCTGCATCAGTCTGACTGTTGGACAAACTTCGGCAGCTGCCGTAAGTCTCAAAAGTTTTGGAGTCTCCAAAAAACCTGGCGACTTTGCTGCGTTTACCGTCATACACTACAGTGTCTAGCGGAGTTACATATGTGTCGTCACTGCTTTCATAATTTAACGCAATTGCTTCTGAGTTATTATTCCGTGGACCATTAATTTGGTTACTAATAATCTCAACAGATCCTATTTTCTGATGCAAAGATGTTACTGTCTTAACATTTCCTGACGCAATAGAGAGCGCGGGCGATCCGGCATAACCAATAGTTATAGGACCGTTTCCACCATTTTCAATCGCAAGTTTCCCTTCTGCATTAGTATATATGCTGGCGGAGGGAAAGGCCTCGACCGGGAAGTTTGTAGATGAGTATAGTTCAATTTTAGCTAATCCAGGTGTATCTCTGCCATAACCAACTGCCAACGTTGGCAATTTACTGCTAAACTGCTCGCCGGTCGATTGCGGTAGCTCGTTCCGAAATTCGACAGACAATTTATCTCGTGTTATAACGCCGTTTTTAATTTTTAGACCAGTAACTGCGCTGTCCTTTAGTTGATCTGACGTAATTGTGTTATCTGGTATTGTTACAGCAAGTGATACGTTTGCAGACCCATCAAAACTTACTGGAATGCGCGTAACGGCATCTCCAGTAATACTAAAGTTTATTGAATTTTTAAGTCTATCCGCGATTGATGCGTTTAATTTAGTTTCGTCAAAGGTAATTGAATATGAATCATTCGTGGGATCAGTTATAGTTAAGAGATTGCCATTACTTGCAAAGCTTGCGTTTAGAAGCGCAGCAGATCCAAGACTTAAACGGTTACGAATATGCCCTTGTTCGTCCGGCGTTGGAGCGTTAAGGATATATGGTCCTAAATTGATTGGTGTTGTATTTGTTGGCATATATAGTATTTATAGCTGGCGATTAGCTAGTGCGGCGAGGTGAAAGGTCTTGTCAGTCACTGGAGTAATTGTCAATAATTGAGTGGCGGCCGACGCCACAAATGTGTATTTTATACAAATCCCGTTGTCTGTGCCATAAGCATCCTGATCGAGCATGAGTGTGTGAATACCAGACGCAAACACTTGCTCCCGCCCCACGGCTTCCCAACCAGTAGAAAACAGACTTGTCTCATACCTCACTCCAGGCGTGAGACCCGTAAGTGTAACTGTGCGCGGTTTCCCGCCATATATAAAGCTGCTCGCTAATACTCCGCTCGCCCCAGTGACGTTAGTGGTATCACCGATGTCATTCACGGCTCCTCCTATTGAAAAGTTTGTGCGACCAGTACCAGCCTCGAAAGGCACACCGTTTACAGTAATAGCGGCACCGTTTAGATTTACTGCGACAGTGTATACAGACGCTGCAGTGATTCCCGAGGTCTCGTCATTTGTCCAAGGTTGTGACGTCCAACCAGAGGGGAGATCTACCGGGACGTCTGGGTCAGCTGGACTTATATTAATGACTATTGGAAGTGTGCCGGTCCCGCTAGCATTTGTCGCTGTCAGTGTGATTATATATTGGCCGTCAGCTGCAGGTGTTCCAGATATAATGCCAGTGCCGGGGTTTAGTGTTAGACCTGGAGGTAATCCTGTATTAATGTTGACATATGCATCCCACATATCACGTGTGAATAGTGTTGGAATGTCTCCATACTCAGGAAGTGTCTTTTCTGCGCTGGCCCCAACGTACGGATAGTGACGCTCAATAATATATCGAAATAACGGCTCATAACCAATCTCGGCTCGGCCACCCATCAAAAGAGCAGTAGCAACCATTCCGCAATTGGGTGCACCATTAAGCCAGCGATAACTGTCTGCCAGAAAATAAGAAGAAGCCTGGTCTCTTTCCCATATGGCATTTGACGACCATTCCGGCATTCCAATTTGAGCTGTGGTGTATGGCACAAGCGGCGGGGTTTTGGTGACTCGCAGTTCGTCAACATCGGATTGCTCAACGATCCAGTGTTGTCCATATTCTTGAAAAGCTCTGCGTTCAGGGTCGTTTGTTGCACCGCATTTGTCAAGCATCTCGGTGTCTCCCAACACCTTGGCGGCAATATAAAGAGGCAGCAATCTTCCATGTTGGTGTCCACCGTTAGCTTGCCACTCCATTCCCGCACCCAACAAGCCATAGACATCGATGCCCCACTGACACATATTGATTAACAACTGCCGCTTTGTGGCATCACTCACATCAGTCTGTAGGTATAGACCTGCACCGGCACTAATATGTGCAATTTCCCGGCCATAGGTCCTGCGCGGGTATC